TAAATGCAATTAATTGGGGAGTGTCTTTACAGTCACTCTCCTTTTTTAAATCAAATTAAATTTAATTAAATATATAATGGCAAAAAGTGTATTATCTGTAGACAAGGTCTACAAGTTAAAAATAGGAAATCCGCTATCTTATACGTTAGCGTCAAGAAATCATCCTCGTTTCCCACTTATGTGGTATGATGAGGTAAACAATGTTAATCGTGCTCTGAGGTATTCTACAAATCAGAAGTCTCCATTCGAGGACGAGCAAGATGGAAACGCAATTATAGAGCCAATCATCTTTGAAGATGGCTTCTTAAGAGTTCCAAAAAACAATCCCGTATTACAATTATTTTTATATTACCATCCATTGAATGGCTTAATATTTACTGAAGTAGATAAAGAGAAAGATGCGGTAGAAGAAGTTGAAGATTTAAACCTAGAAATAGAAGCCTTGGTTGAAGCTCGTCAATTAACACTTGACCAAATCGAAACTCTTACAAGAGTAATGTTTGGTAAAGACCCGTCTACTGTGTCAACAGCAGAGTTAAGACGTGACATCTTGGTGTTTGCTAAGAGAGACCCTAAGGAGTTTTTAAACATCCTTAATGACCCTGAGTTAAAGTTTCAAGCTAAAGTTCGTTTGTTTTTTGAGAATAAGCTATTGATGCTAAGAAACGGTGACAAAGAGGTATGGTTTAATACTGCAACAAACAAAAAGAAAATGCTATCTGTTCCATTTGGAGAAGACCATTTCGATACAGTAGCACACTTCCTGCAGAGCGATGAAGGCATAGATTCTTTAAAAATGCTAGAGTCAACTTTGGGACAATAAAGGCTTGTTTTTTCTGTCTATAGTGAAGAGGGGGTACTTGTTGTACCCTCTTTTTTTTTATGTATATTTGTAAAAAAGACCAAATGATAAACTCAGTAAGAAATGCAGTATTATCCATTCTAAACAAGAATAACTATGGATATATCTCTCCTTCTGATTTCAATCTGTTTGCAGCAAACTCTCAGATGGAAATATATGAGGACTACTTTAGCAACTATAACAAGGTTATAAATGCTGAGAATGCTCGTTCATCAGGAACAGATTATGCTGACATGGAGCAACCCATCGCAGAGACTTTAGAATCATTTCTAAGGACAGATTACTTATCAAAAATTTCAGGAAACACATTCTCAATGCCAAGTGCAACAACAACAGGATATGCTGCTTATATGCTTTTAGATATTAAATGCAAGCCTGTAACAATAAAGATAGGTACGAGTACTGCTGTTGTTAGTGGTCAATTGGTTGACAGTACTGCTTCATTTTTATCTAATGGTATAGTTCCGGGAGATGTTGTAACAAACTTAACAACAAATGTTACGTCAATTGTGGTATCTGTTGTTAGCAATACTGTTCTGTTATTGGATTCAAATATATTTTTAGTAGCAGGCAATGGTTATGGAATATTTTCTTCATCAACTATTGTCGAGTCAGAAAAGGTTATCAATTCAAAAACCACATTACTATTAAATTCAAACCTTACTAATCCAACTATAGAGTTTCCTATTTACTCATTACAAGGCACTGTTCTAACTTTCTTCCCTACTTCTATAAGTAATAAGGGTCAAGTACAAGCAACATACTTTAGGTATCCTAAAGCACCAAAATGGACATATATAACTCTAAGCGGTGGGGAGCCAATCTTTGACCAATCACAATCTGACTATCAAGATTTTGAGGTTCCTATAGAAGAAGAGTACAAGTTAGTTACAAAGATACTTCAGTACTGTGGCATTAGTATTCGTGAGACTGAAGTTGTTCAGTTTGGTATGGCTCAAGAGCAACAACAAGACCCTACATTTAGACCACAATAAAAAATTCAGATATGGCATATATATCACAATATGAATATTACGAGAATGGAGGAATTGTACCCGAAGATAAAAATTGGGGTTCATACCAATATGTAAGTTTACAAGATATTGTCAATAATTTCTTGTTAATGTATTCAGGAAATCACTCATTGGTTAACAATGAGGAGCGTTATAAGGTATTGTTCCACGCTAAGCGTGCTATACAAGAACTGAACTATGATGCTTTTAAAGAAATTAAAGTATTAGAGCTTACGGTTCCTGACATGTTGAGATTCATATTGCCGGCTGACTATGTTAATTGGGTTCGTATATCAATGTACAAAGATGGTTGGTTACGTCCATTGTCTGAAAACATTCAAACGCTTTCATCTAAAGCATATCTTCAAGACAATACAGGTCGTATATTATTTGACCAAGATGGAAATGCATTGTCTCCTCAGTACTCTGAGATTGACTATGATAGGTTAACAAAACAAAAGAAAAGCATTTACCTTAACCAAGGTAGCCCATTGAATGGTCAAGAAGGATGGAACTATGATGGGATGTGGTGTTTTGACTACAACATTGGAGCGGCTTATGGTTTAAATACAGAGACAGCTAACTTCAATCCTACTTTTAATATTGACCGTAAGGGTGGTGTTATAAACTTTGACTCGTCAATGTCAGGAGAACAATGTATTCTTGAGTATGTATCTGATGGTATGGAAAGTGGAGACAACTCACTGATTACTGTCAATAAATTATTTGAGTCATACATCTATGCAGCTATTGAGTACGAGATACTAAGTTCTAAACTTGGTGTTCAGGAATATGTAGTTGCTCGTGCTCGTAAGAAAAGAAGAGCATTACTTGGCAATGCTAAAATTAGAATAAGCAATATTCATCCGGGCAGACTCTTAATGAACATGAGAGGTATGGACAAGCAAATAAAGTAAAATGGCAAACTTGACAAGGAATTTTATAGCAGGAAAAATGAATAAGGTCGTTGATGAACGACTGATTCCTGATGGGGAGTATGTAGATGCCATGAACATAAGGATGGGGTCAACCGAAAATTCTGAAGTTGGTGTCATTGAAAATACAAAAGGAAATCTTCCACTTACATCATTGTCGTACATTGATGGAACTCCATTAAGTATAGAAGCAAGATGTATTGGTGCACTTCAAGATAGTGCAACAGAGACATTGTATTGGCTTATCCACGACCCAAATTTTACAGTTGGAGCAACGGGTAAGCTTGACATGATTGTTTCATTTAATGTATTAACAAACATATTAACATACCATGTCATAAGCATTGACAATGGTGGTGGTATTGATACCACATTAAACTTCAATCCAAGCTATTTAGTTACAGGAATAGACATATTAAATGATTTATTTTTCTTTACAGACGATTACAATCAGCCAAGATGTTTAAACATTAAACGAAACTATCCAAATCCTGTTGCTAATATTGATGCAATAAGTGCGGAGTCTTTACTTGTAATTAAAAAACCTCCTGTAACGTCTCCGGGCGTTCAACCTATTGTCACTAATGGTCAAGAGAATTATTTAAATACACGGTTCATTAGCTTTGCTTACAGATACAGATACATTGATGGAGAGTACAGTGCTACGTCTCAGTGGTCTGCTCCTGCATTTGTGCCTAATCCTTTTAGCTTTAGCGTTGAGAGTTTTTTAAATGAGGGTATGACGAATTTTTGCAATTCTGCAACGATTACATACAATTCAGGAAGTTCGCTTGTGGTAGGTGTTGACTTGTTATTTAAAAGAGCAGATGGCAATATTATCAAAGTAATTGAGAAGCTTGACAAAGCTAATTTAGGTCTAGCCAATAACACAGAATACCAATACACTTTTACTAATAGTAAAATATTTACCATACTAACAGAGGCTGAGCTATTAAGATTGTACGATAACGTGCCATTACTAGCAAAGGCTCAAACAATTATGGGCAATAGATTGATGTATGGTAATTACATAGAAGGATACAACTTAATTGATAAAAATGGTTCTCCTATTAAATTCGAGTACTCTACTTCATTGGTATCTACTCCAATTGGAAATACAGCTATTGATGATGGTCTTGATGAAGGAATTTATACCATAAATACAACAGTAAGTGTAGCTAACGCTGTAGTAACATTTGATTTGACTGACCAAAAATTAGTTTCAGGCTCAGCAATAAACCTTGACGTTGCCATATTACACGCTCAGTTTAGTGGTCAAACACCCTATCCAACTGAGACTACTGATGAGATAAGATTAAACTTTGCATTCTTTTTAGCAAAGGATTACACTTCAGTATATAAATTAGCAACAAGTATTGAGTTTCAAAACGCAGTAGGTACAGCAACAAATATTGAAACAGTTGCAAATGCATGTAATGGAATTACATTTACAGATGCATTCAATTGTGCGATACCTAATAACTTAGATGCATACATAAAAAATGGGAGTGGTATTAGTGCAGTAGGTCAACCTGTAAGCATTATAACAAGTCCTGCAAGCAGTGAGATTGGATTTCAATTTCCTGCCATGAGATATGTTGACAATACAACTACGCCAACACAGACGTTTTACGAATACTATGAAGCAATATTTGCAGAAGCTACATTTCAAGAGATAGCTAATCCTCAGAGCTTGCACAGTAACCGTGACTACGAAATTGGAATCGTTTACATGGATGAGTTTAATCGTTCAACTACAGCTTTGGTAAGCCCTAATAATACAGAGCATGTTCCATGTGGTCAGTCTGCAAATAAAAATTCAATACAGGTAACGATACCGCCTACACAGTTGCCTCCGTCTTGGGCATCAAGGTACAAGTTTGTTATTAAGCCTGATGAGGAGAATTATGAGACAGTTTATGTAAGCATATTTTTTGAGGACCCAATTAGCAATAATGCGTATCTTCTTCTTGAAGGAGAAAATTCACGCAAGATTGAGGTTGGAGATAGGTTGATTGTAAAGGCTGACTCAAATGGTCCTACATCTTCATGTGTATACGTTACTGTTCTTGAGAAGACGTCTCAGTCAGCAAACTTTCTTGAGATACCAAGCGAATTAGACCCTGATGTATTTATACCTATACCTTCAGGAGTATATATTAAGATTAATCCTAACAGTTTCAATATTGTTCAGGATGAGTTAGCTATAATTGCCCCGGGAAAAGTAACGGTTAAGTCTCCAAAGGGAGGAGACTATCCAATACTGTACTATCCAATGAATAGATTTGATGGTACATCTTGGGTTGATTATAATGTTCCTGCAGGAAGTAGGATTGTAATGAGTATAAGTCAATGGAGAGATGGTG